AATTCTTTTTTTCCTAAAATATCGTAAATATTTCCTGCATAGTTAATCCGCATTTCGTCTTTAATTCCAGGTCTAAAATAAATTGTAAATTTTGTCGTCTGGAACCCCTGGTTTTGTTCGTCCCGGAATTGTTCGTTACCAGGCGTTTCAGTAACCTTTGCGGCCAGGGTAGCGAAAGCTATCCATTCTTCTAAATTGCCTCCGGCTGATTGTCGGACCTCTGTTTTTTGTTCAATAATGATTTTTCTATCCATTTCTCCGGCTCGCATTTTATTCTGGATCCGGCAAGTCAACGATATCGTCTAAACCCTCGTCAGATATTTCAGTTTCTTCACCTTCAGAATCTAAATACATTGCTTTTCCAAGCATGACATAACCGTCGGCTAATTCGTCGTTCAGTTCTTCAATCTTACCGGCATTTTCTCCAACCAACATTCTAACTTTCATTATGAAGTAACTCCAATTAAGATTAATTCATATTTTGCACTAGCAGAACTTGAATTATTTACTATTTCAAATTGGTCAGTCGTTCCGCCAACCACGGGCATTCCAGTTACATCAGGATTTGATAAATACCATAATCCGCCGGGATAAATTTTATTCCCACGGTCAAAGGCGCCCCATGGAGCAGACCAACCCTTTAAGGCTACAGTCGGACATTGGGCTATAATAAAATCCGTATTAGATTGATCGGCAAAAAGGATTAAGGTTTTTATCGTTGTGAAATTAATAACGTTTGCAAAAGCATCATTAATGCCACCCGCCAAATCATAGGTGTGGGTTACACTTAAAAGTAAAGTTCTCCTGTCAAAAAAAACTGTATTGGCTTGATCGGCTCCAACTCCTTGTTTTAGAGTTGTTAGAAGATCCCTTGAAACCTCTGAATCAACTTGCCCGATATTTGGTGGTTTAAAAAGTTTCGTATTAATTTTTAGATTTAATCTGGTTTCTTGTGTCATTAGGCTCGAACTCCAACTATTAAAAGTTCATAATTTAATGTTTCTGTAGCGCTATTGTTTTTAATTTCAATTTGAGATTCGGTTGGATTAACAACGTTAAAACCGTTAATATCAGGTGCAATTAAAAGTAATTCACCCCCACTTTGAAGTCTATTTTTAACCACTGTTGCGGTCCAGGGAGAACGAAAACCATTTGAAATTGAACCAAAAATATCAATTGCACCTACAACTGAATTAGGACTTGTATTTTTAAACCATATCAATTTAACTTTTGATAAGTTTATGTCAACACGAAAAGGATTACCTGCTACTAACAAATTAAACCCGTGAGTAATTCCAGCGCCAATTGCAGCTTCCTGGACAAAAACCTCATCAGCTTCATTTTTTAAAGATCCGCTGTTAAATTGATATCCAATTTGATCCCTAATAATTGATTCAGTTATAGTTAAATCCACCAACTCTGTTAAAACAGAATCTATTTTTAGATTCGCTACAGATATTTGGCCCATAAATTTTTAGCCATTAACCCCTATTAATAAAACCTCATAAGTTGCCGGTAAAGATGCAGAATTGTTTTCAATTTCAAGCTCGTCATTTGTGGCTGGCACAACATCAAACCCTTGAAGATCAGGAGCAATAAGAACTAAAACACCCCCAATATTTAAAACATTTCCAACCTCTGAAGCTGTCACCCACGGAGAAACGAAAGGGGTTGTAGCATTTGCACGAACTGTTATATTACCGTCTAAACATTTAACATAAATAAGTTTAATATTTGTAAAATTTAATGCTCCTTTAAAAGCATTTGTATCATTAGCCCCTACTAATTCGATAACATCCCCTGCACTAGCCCCTATAGTTTTTGTTTCTACAAAAATCTCATCAGCCTCATCTTTTAGAATTCCACTGTTAAGTTGATATCCAATTTGTTTTCTTATAACTGATTCGGTGTTAGTTAAATCGACTAGCGCTGTTAAAACAGAATCTATTTTTAAGTTTAATACTGATATCTGTCCCATAATTATTCCTATGTTTGAACACCGATTAAAATAAGTTCGTATGTAGTTGTTTCGCTACCTATATTTTGAATATCTAAAAGTTTTTTAGAAGCAGTTACACCAAAACCAGCAGCGTTAGGACTGGTTAGCATAAGAACGCCACCTGGAACTAAAATATTAGCAATCAGTTCGTCAGTCCAAGGATCAGAAAAACCGGTAATATCGTTGGCCCTAACATTCAACGTTTGAGAACCCGCTTTAACAATTACTGCTTTAATATTCGTGAATATAAGTGGAAGATTAAAAGCATTAACTAATCCTGATTGCAAATTCAATGATTCCGCTTGACTTGCAACTAATGTCCTTTCATCTGTAAATATTTGATCGGCCTGGTCGGCTAAATTTCCATCAGAAAATTTGGTAAGGTAGGGACGGCGAATAGTTGATCGATTTGTAGCAATTTCAAAAACTTTTTCTAAAACTGAATCTATTTTTAAATTTAAAATCGAACGTTGAGTCATATTAAAACCTCAAAAATTGTAAATTCTATATGGAGCAATTAATCTTTGTATTGAAAGCGGAACGACGTTTATTGCGGCGCCTACAATTGCTTCCTCGCGCCTATTATATAATTCTCCTACCATGAGTTTCATTGCATGAATAATCGTAGGGGGAACGTCGCTTGCATTTAAACCATATCCAGATCGAAAACGTATTACAACCGAATCAGTTTTTCCTTGTTGTGTGGCTGGATAAGTTTCATTAGGTATTGGAAGAATAAAGCCTAACGTTGAAAAAATATTAACCTGATACAATGTGCTTTCCCAGGTTCGTATTACTCCGAGTTCATCAAAATATTGTACTGATTGAACCGCTATCAAATTTGGTCTTTCAAGTTGTAGTTTATCAAACGAAGAAATTGGAAAACCATCGAACGACATTTCCAAGGCTTTTTCAATTAAAGTACGACCTAAAAAATCTTCTATGTAAACCCGGGCCGTGAGGATTAAATCGTTAATCAAATCGTCCGGGACTATATCATCCGGGAAAATTCGCAAATGATTTTGGGCCTTTAAAAGAGTTAAAGGTTCTTTCGCCGGCCCCGTAATGACTGCTACTCGTCCAACTTTACTCATTTTTTAGAATCCGTTTCTTTAGATTCTTTTTTTCCTACAACTTCAACCGCGTAATTACCCTGGATCATTTGTTTTCCTTTTTCTTCCGAAATTTCTCTTTGATCGCCTGGATGGAAAACACCTTCTGGACTAGCTGATAAAGTCAACATTTTTACTTTCATAATATTTATCCTTTATTTATTTTAATATTTTTATATTAATAAAAAACTTTATAGAGTTACTATTGCAAATTTATCAAGTTTATCAGGGTCAACTATCGTTGGGGCAACTTCAGGGTTATAAAGAATTGCTGTAGTACCATCAAAGACAGAATTAGCAACACTTCTGGTTAATACAAGTCTTACATATCTTACTCTTGGTTTAATTACATCAATTGCTAGATATGTAAACGATTTGCCAGGTGTACTAACCAATGTTCCGCCTGGAACATCAGTCCAAGCAGTACTAGGCAACGCCAATTGCTGTGGTGAACTTTGCAATTTTATTTCTGTTATGCCCGCTCCGGTTACTTGTCCAATCAATGTCAAAAATAAAATAGCACCAAAACCCTTAGTATCTACTCCGGCAGGTGCGTTTGGACCCACACCGGCAGGTAAAGGGAAAAGATGTATACTCATGCTCGATTGACTTAATAAATTCATAATATTTTATCCATTATTTATTTATAATTTATATTAATAAAAATTTAATAAGTTATTATTAATCTTGCTTTCAAAATATCTGTAGGCGTTGGGGTTGGTACTTTTCCAGGATCATATAAATAACCTATAATATTAAGAATGGCTGAATTTGCGATTGTTCGACCTACTTTCATCCTGACATATCTTATACTTGGTCTGTTTACATCAATTGCAACAAGAGTGTTTGTCGTAGTAACTAGAGGCGACTTAGGTATAAGTGTTCCACCTTCGACATCAGTCCAGGTAGAACTATCTGGTGAACTTTGCAATATAGCCGTGACTACACCGTTTGTAGTTACAATTCCAATATGCATAATTATCAGAACACCATTAAATCCTTTAGTATCTATACCTCCAGGTGTAATATCATTCATACCAGCGACCGCGCCGCCATTATGGATTACAAGATTAGTTTGATTTAGTAAATTCATAATTTTATCCTTATTTTTATGGTATTTAATTTCAATAAAATTTATTTTATATTTTGACTAACTTTGTGCCATTTGCAATCGTGCAAACGCTTCTTCCAAAACTGGCGCACCATCTGTCGTTAAATCACCAATGAAACCAATTTGTCGAGTATTTGCATATTTTTCAATCAATCGTTGGAAACTCATATTTAGACCATCTACGATCCAATAATGAGAAAAATCACCCAATATCGCAACATATTGATCGATGGCAAAAGTAGCTGGAACATTTTCGGATTCCATAACAGGCAATCCTACCAATCTATCTGGTTGTGCGCTGCTTAAATTATCTTGCCAGAGAAAATGACCATTAGTTCCTACTAATTTTGAAACAGCTGTAATAAATGGTCTAGATACTAACCATCTTGCATTGCTTCTATATTGAGTTTTAAGAGCATATTTAAGATCAATAATATCAGGAACTCCTAAAGATGTTGCTGATGCAGCACGAACATCTACAGCAGTTGATAGACCATTTATACTTGCTACAAAAAGTCCTAAAGGCTGATTGGCACCAGTACCGGTTAAAAAAGCTTTTTCCTGGGTTAATGCAAATTTATAGGCCAAACGATCAATAACCAATTGTTCAATTGGCAATGCTGAAAGTCGTATCAGGTCTTTTGATACCTTTATTAATTTTACCAAAACATGAGGACTCATTTGACGTTTACCAAATTTCATAGCAGTATCTTCAGGAACGTCACCAATTTCACTGGTCCAATCCCCATCCGACGGATCTGCCGTTAGTTGAGGCGCTCCAATACCATCAGCTGTAGTTAAAAGAATTGTGGTAGCCAATTGTCTGATAAACAACAAATCATCTACTTTTTTAATCAAACGTCTAACAAATTCTTCAGGGGGAACTGTGAAACCGCCTTCAGTGTCAAGGTCTTTTTGCAAAGCATTCAATATCAACTTATCCTGCTTTGTCATAGTATTAGGCAATTGTTCGTGACCTGAAGCCAAAGCCCGGCCATAAGCCGACATAATTTGATCGCCAGTTGCCATTTTGGGATCGAAAGTTTTTTGGTTTGTAATTGGATCCGGCACGATAACCGCGGCGGCTTCCCGATCTAGTTCCATTTGCTGTGTTAGTTGAGTAATAAAGGCTTTATTGTCGGCAATTTCGTTACGCATTTTGTCGTATGCAATTTCTTTTTCACCGGTCAAAGGTTTGCCTTCTTTTTCCGCCTCGTTAATCATATCGTGACAATTTTTAACAAGTCGTCCATTTTTTTCAATTAAATCTGCGATCTTAGACATAATTTTAACTCCTGTTATTTAAGCATTTCTAATTCATGCCGCTGTTTAATAAAATAAATATCATTTTTAATATTTGATTCTTCCTTTTTTTCTTCTTTT